TCTTATGCGGTTGATAGTTACTGTGGTATATAATTCAGTCCATCCGGCTGATCTCTGTCCGCATATGTGATCATCTTTTTACGTCCTGTCGCTTAAGATCATCCCGAACCCCGCAACTACCACGACTATTACTACGACTTTTTACAACAATCTTGGTTGTTGGTTGCTACGGACAGAGATCAACCGGATGCTTCATTTTTTTCTTAGCTTGCAGCAAGCAACTTATTAATAAAATACTGCTGCCCTTTACCAGTGACCTTTGTAGTCTTTCTGATTTTTGTCGTTCCATCCGGATTTGTGATCGTTCTTTCTTCAACTTCAAACAATCCCATTTCCATGCTCTTTTGTGTTGGCATATTCCAACTTGGACCTCTTCTTTGAATTAAATATCCGTTATTTCTGAGTTTTTGAAACAGTCTGTTTTGACCAATATCAATTCCTTTTTGCTTAAGAATTTTTGCTAAATCTCCGATCAGAATAGAATCTTTACTCGCTGTTACTGCATCAGCAAAGATTTCTTTAGGCTTCATACGTTCATTGTCTTCAATCAATGCAGCTTTCTCTGTCTTTAATTTGTCTATTGTTCTATCAGCCATCTTTAATGCTCTCGCAAAGATCTGTTCTGGTGTATTCCAGGCTTTTTCTAAGTCAAGGAAGTACTGTCTAATCTGTTTTCCCTTTTCAGTTCTGGACATTAAACAAATATGTTTTGCCATATCTACAGACATTTTATAATCCTGTAGTTCGCGTTGTGCTCCATTGTTTACAACCGTACCTGTAAGTACGCTTGTAAAATCTTCGTTTTCTACGAATCCTTGTGAATTTGATTCAAACCAAGCTGAGAATCTTTTATTAATCTCAAGTGCTTCGTGTAAATCCCTTGCTGATACTGTTGGTTCTTCTGTATCGTAGTTAACAGGAATTAAATTATCCATACGTTATGTCACCTCCTAATTGTTTCTTTAATAGCTTCTTCTCCAGATTCTCAAACTCACAATCTTTCACTTCTCGTTGTGTAAAATTGTGTATAGTTTCTTCTTTCTTTGGTTTCGGTGTTGATTTCTTCCGTTTCTTTGATGTAGGGAAGAAACTCTTATATCCTCCACCAAATGCTTTTCGTACAATACCAAGTTTGTCAGAATCGTTATCAGCTAAAGAGTCAAGTTCTTCTTTCAAGGCATTGATCTGTTCTGCAGATAATGTTGGTCCAGTATGATTCCTCATATCAAGATAAAGACAGAACTCTCTGTTCAGATCTGGATTGCTATAATATATATTTTTATTTACTTTACTTTCCTTTTGTCGTTTTTCTGTTGCAGAAATATCTTTTTCTGTTGCAGAAATGTTTGTTTCTGTTACAGAAATGCTATTTTGTGGTGCATTTAATAAAGGTTGACCGTTTTCATCAATCAACCAATATTTACTTCTATCGACTTTGTTCCTAACAGTCACTTCTTTATAGCGTCGCTGAACTCCAACAGAGGTAATAACATTTTGATTCAGGAGGTCTTGATCAAAAAGACCTATCTCCGCACAATAATGAATTACTTGTAACACAAAGTCTTTTTTCTTTACCCAGCGGTTACCAATGGTTTTGATTATTTTTACCGCTAACTGCTCCATTTTAGGCACTTCCAGGTAATATCCTTCATGATAAATCATGCATAGAACAACATCATAGATGGTCTGTCCTAATGGACCATATTCGTTCATCAGATCCATGATGTTAAAATCGTCGTAATAATCGACATCTTTAGGAAAGTAATCTAGTCCTGTTTTGGGTTTACGGCCCATTAGAACACCGCCTTTCCTCTATAATATTTCTTCTATCTCTACTTCAACTCGTGGGTCCTCTGCATAATGCTTTTCCATATGCAGCGTTACCACCTGCGTATCATCTCTGTATGCTAATTTATTCAATGCATCCAGAACGCTTTTTGCAATGTTATCAATGTCTGGTTTCTTCGTTGGAAACATAAGATCTTCCAACATCTGCTGTTTCTTTTTCTTGCTTGTACTCTTAA